ATACTATAGTTTCCACACATAATTTCAAAGTGTAAGTATTAAAATCTGTTTCACTAGTGTATTGTCCTGTAGCTTTTCCTTTTTTTCCTATAACAGGAACTCTGATAGCAGAATTTTTTCTTAACTGTCTATCTCTATCTGAATCTATTGCTTTAAGTTCCCATTCTACTGGTTTTCCATCTTCACCTACAAACCTTTCACTTGCCACATACTTTCTATTCTCTACTTTTATTGCATTTTGACTTAAAAAAGCGTTTAAATCTCCCATATTATTCTACCTCCATGATTAAATATTTTGTTTCTTTTTCTATTGTTGCAATGCCATCCTCATCTAGTTTGATTTTTATTGTAATTGGTTTTAATGATGAACCTTCAATTGTATCAAGTGCCAGTTTATCAGCAATATCTATAAGATATTTCCCTGCTTTTTTATATATTTCACTAACACATTCTTCTATATGTCTTTTTTTACTATAATCAAAAGAAATTGAATCTTTTATCTCATATTTATCTTTAATTTTAATCATCTCCTAATTTTGTAAATAAAAAATACACATCTATAATTTATAAATGTGTATTTTATTCCATACCATTTGCTATATTGAACTTCTCAACTATTCTCCAATTCTCAAAAGTAAAATCTACATCCTCATCCAAATACTCGCCATCAGCATCAAACTTAGCAATTATTCCACTATCCAGGTTGCAATCTTCAAGTATTATAGTTTGTCTTCCTACACTTGATGTAGGGTCTTCATTGGTAATTTGCATATCAAAGTAAATATCCTCGCCTGTTTCTTTATATTCATATAACAACTCTCTAAAAATAGAAGTATTATAATAAAATGTTGCACTCCCTGAAAATTTACTTCCTGTACTTTTGTTTCCTTTTGTAATGCTACCTAGGATTGGCATCTCGCTTTTATTTTTTTCCATCTTAGCTTCTAAGTTAATAGCTTGCATAAAATTATATCTTTTACCTTTTATTGTTACAAAACATTCAGCTTTAGAACCACTTATTGCATCTCTAACATTCATAGTAATATTTTTAGACATCTATTATCACACTCCTCTCTTAACTAACTGAAACTGTCATATAAAGCTTACTCATAGCATTTATAACCTTAACTGCATCACTCACTATAACTGTTTTCTTATCGTTTCCAAGTTCCACCAAAACATCCTCAGTTTTAAAATCTTCTATTGCTCTAATATTTTCTAATTCCTTATGGTGTTTTACTACATCATTCCAAAATGAGATACGACCAGCCTTATCGTTTGGCACTTTACCTAAATACTTTTCATTAAATAAAGTTGCAATATCATTAGCAATTTGGTCAAGCACTCTAACACTTTGATTGCTTGAAAAATCGTCATTTTTATCATCTGTAAATGATACAAAAGTATTTATATCCTCTAACACATGAATTTCATCTCCAACCTTGTGGAATATGAATTTACCAGTTTTTAAAGCTTCCTCTAACTGTATTTGTGTGTAATTTACATCAACATCAAACTCGCCATCATACTTTTTATTTGTATTAGATTTGTTTATGTCGCATCCTGCTATAGCTCCAGTAGTCCAGTAAATTAAGCTAGATTCTAATAATTCAGTATCTTTAATCTTATTTTCTACAGACACTACACCTTCATAATCTGCATCACTTTTCTTATATAAAACAGTTTGAAACTTTGCTCCTACCTTATCTCTCATTCTCTTTGTAAACTCTACAAACAAACTTTTAATTTCTGTTGTTGTAGCCAAACACCCTAGTGCATTAAATGAATAACTTTCTATTTTATCTAAGAAAGCTTGATATTCTGCTCCTGTCACAGCTTCGCCATTAGTTCCACCAGTAAATACCAGCCCTGCACTTGCTTCTAATGTTGCATCCTTCTTCCAAATTACATAGTCATTGTCCTGCAAGTCTGTAATAACCTTTGCTATTTGAGTATCTACCTTCTTATTATCTAGCAAAGTTACAACATCAAATTTAGTGTTATCATCTATATTTGTTGTTACTATAACTTTTAAATCATTACCTCTTATTCCACTATACTTAGCTATAGCTATAGTACAACTGGCTTTAACGCCTTTATTCAATTTATAAAAATATCCCAACCTTATATTTTTAAATAAATCTCTAAGACCTTTCAACTTATCATGTGTATAATCATATCCAAAATACTTAGTTGAATACTTCTCAAAATCATCACTGGTTACTTGGAATACTTCTTCATCAATACCCCAATCTAACTCTAAAGGCATTGCAACAATACCTCTATCTGATAATGAACTAGTTGCCCTCTTAGCTGAGATAAAATTTATATATGCACCAGGAAGTATTTTATTTTGCGTTACGAATGTTCCTCCACCTAAAGCCATCTAACTCACTCCTTTTATAAAATTATTTATTATTTCCTCTACTTCTGAGAAGGAATATAACTCATTTTCTTTTAAAATTGCATTTAATAAGTCTTTTCTATTTACATACTTCTTAGAATTAACTATCTGCTCCTTAGTAAACTTGTAATCGGTTCCTTTGCTTAATGTCTTACTCAAAATTATCACCTCTCTTCAAACCACCGAATAACTCTACTGTATTCATTTTATCTGCATTATTACTCTTTATAGTGAAGTAGTTATAATCAACAAAGAAGTGAAGAACATTGTCTATAATTTCAAAATTCATATTTGTGCCTCTAACTAAATCTCCATTGATTTCTATATACTCTAATTCTTCCAGTAACATCTCAGCTACCTCATTTATTTCAAATGATTTATCATTACTTTTGGGAAAATAATGTACATCAAATGAATTTTTTTTCAACTCTCTAGCATTTGGATAAGGTGCTTTACTCGAGTTTATAGGAACAATAAAAAAACAAGGTTCATTTATACCTTGCTCTACATCTTCGCTGTAAATTGTGTATTCATTTCCAAATGACTTATCTAATTTAATAGATATTCCATCTATAATATTACTAAGCATCAAACACTCCTTTCAACAAGATTAATAGCTTTTTCTCTATTATTACATCCACTTGACCTCTTAATTCTTGTGCTGAAATAGTCATCATATATCTGCCTTTAACCCAACCTTTATGGTTTCTCGTTCTGTGACCAAACTCAATAAAACTGGCATATTTGATGGGGTTAATAATTTCTATAATGTAAGTATCTCCAGCTTTAATGACTGGAAGTGACCTTGCATAAGCTACACCATTCCAACCTTGTCGTAACACTCCTGTATCAACTGGTGTACGTTTTATAGCTTTGCCAATTAATCTTGCTGCTAACTCTTTTGCACAATCTCTGCAAAACTTATCGAGTTGACTTTCTTCCAACCTTTGTAGATTTCTTTGTAGCTTCTTCAATTCTTTAAAATCAACACTTCCACCTCTAACCATTACGCTTTATCCTCTAGTAATTCTAAGATGATTTCTTGATGGTTTGGATATATGGCAGGTTCTCCACTTCTTATATATTCTTTTGTAATATTATTTTGATTAGTTATAATAAGTTTTGAACCTGCTTTAACGCTTATATTTGGAGATATAAAGAGTTTAATAGTTTGTGTAAGTTTAGCAACTTCCCCTTGTTCTGTTGAAGTAATATTCTTATATGATAACTTACAAGATTGATTTTCCAACACTACTATTTCTTTGTTATTAGTTCTCTTTGTTATATGGTCTTTGATTGGCTGATACTCAACTATAGTACATTTATCTCTATATAACATTTCTATTGCTTTTCTAGTTTTACTTACCATCTTAAGCACCTAAAGGTTAATATTTTATTCTTGCCATAAGTTAAAAGATAGTTTACAAGAGTGTCAAAGCGTTGTTCTGGTGTTTGAGAGCCACTTCCTATAGCAAAATCTACCTTTGTATCACCTTCTGATATAGACTTTTCTACAGCTTCAAAGTTAATGCTTTCTATATCTAATTGACCCATATTTTTCTTGGTAAATAAGAACTCTCCAACTATCATATCAACTTCAATTTCTTTCAATTCAATTGGCATAGTTTTTATATTACAATCCAGCTTAATAATATTTTCTATCTTTTCTCTTACAAAACCTATTAACCACTTATCCCCATCTTTTAATATATATCCAAAACTTTCAAGTCTTTTTTCTATATCATCAATCAGATTATTTTCCATAATTTTCACCTACTTTTTGTTAGACTTATTCTTTTCTGTAGGCTCTGCTTTTTCTATAGATTGGATATCTTCTTCCTCTAAAGTTTTTACTTTCTCTTTAAGCTGCTTATTTTCTACTTCTAAAGATTCTACTTTGTTTCTTAAAATATTATTTTCAGCAACCAAATCCTTTACATTTAAAGAGTTACCATATTTCTCTACTTTTCCAGCTTTATCTATTAAATCATATCCCATTTCTAAGAAATCATCTATTTTACATTCTTCTATAGTTAATATTCTATTTAATTTCCTTACTTGTGCCATTATGCTCCATCTCCTTCAACAACAAATTGTATTGCATCAGCTTTTTTATTTAATATAAATACATCTTCAAAACTTTCTTCAAAGTATAAATATTTTCCTTCTGTAACTGCTCTTGGTTCATCTAATGTAGAAAATTGATAAGAAACTGGTGTAATTATTGCACTTGGATGTATTAAAGACATAAATATTTGCTTAGCTCCTGCACCTGCTTTCCATCCAGTAGTAAAGTCATATACTGTTTTCATAAGATTAGATGGCACTTTAACTATCTTAACTGAATCAATATCAGTTGTTTGACGATTAAGAGAAGTTCCTCCATCTTTTATATTTACAGTTCTTTGTATCTCTTTTGCATTCTTGATTAAAGTGTCAACTCCTGGTGTAACATATAATATTCTTCCAACAGCAGGTACTCTAGCTTCTGTCATTTTTTCCATTAACTTATCAAAAACCTCTAAGATATTTGCTGTTGTAAGAGCAGTTGTCTCTGCTGTTTTACCTAGAGCTATCCAATCAGCATATATTTTAGATATACAGTAAGCATCCATCTCAGGAAATTTTTGTTCCTCATTGTATACTTGAGTTATATTTCCTATTGATGCTACATAGTTAGTTTGGTCAATATCTGCTGGATGAACCAATGTAGACCATTTTCTTTGGTTAGTTAATGTTTTAGATTCCCAAGCATTATCATAGTTTCTTTGAGCTACTGCTATTGTATCTCTGTTTGAATCTACCCTTCCAGTTGTAGATATAGTTGGTATTTCTATTGTTTTAGAACCAGTCCATCTATATCTTCCATTATTTGGTGTTGCATACAAATCCCCGAAGTTTAAAGTATAAGGATATGCTTGTGCTAAAACATTTGAATATTCTTTTGCATAATTTAGTGCTTCCATTTTATTTCCTCCTATTTATTATTATTTTCATGAGGTCTTACCCCAGTAAAATTAAAACCAAAATCATTTATCTTAGGCTCTTGCCCTGGTGTTATAGTATCTATTTTAGGCTCTTCACCTTCTAGTGTTGCATTAAACAAATAATCTTTATCCTGTTTCAAAGGGTTTATTTGCTCTTCAAAAGCTTTTTGTCTATCTTTACTATTTCTTAGTGCTTCTATATCTAAATGAGCTTTTAACGCTATTTCATCCCTACATTTAATAGACTTAAAAGCATCATTTAACCAGTAATTAAAGTCCTTTTCTTCAATTTCTTTTTTGTAGGTTTCTTCCAAAGTTTTCTTATCAGTTTCATAAGTTGTTTTTAGATTCTCTACATCTTCTTTTGTCATACCTCCTTCAAACTTTTTAATAGTTTCATTAGCTGTATTAAGCTGTGTTTCAAGATTTGTATAATCTTCTTGAGTAACTGTAGTCTCTTTTATTTTCTTTTCTATAGATTTTTGAAGAGACGCTACATCAATCTTGTTATCCTCTATTTTTATTCCTTCCAATAATTCTTTTAACCAATCCATTTTAAATGTCTCCTTTCATTTTTTACATAATAAAAAAGCCTTATCTAGGATTAAAACCAATGTTATTATTCTCGCTACAATTATTTATTGATATAGCTTCTATTTGTGATAAATCTATTATTGTTGTTCCATCTTCATCTAAATATCCTTTCAAGTTCCTACAATCTGAGTCAGCTTCAATAAAATCTTGCATTAACTTATCAGCAACATCTTCATCTACTATTCCAGATATGCTATTGCCACTTTTAAACCAAATTATATACTCTTTCAATAAAATAAGCCTCCTTTTGTTTTTACATGATAAAAAATCTTTGAACAAATTATTCATAAATAATATAGCTTATTAGTGAAGCTATAAGGTATATTGCTTTTCCTATTAAATATCCACTTATAACTCCTACTAAGCCATAAACTAATCTAACACAGGTAAAAGTATTATTA